GATTCCTCAATAAATCCGTCGTCCTTAGCCTGCTTAATGCGGGACTTAGCCTGACGTTCCTGTAGCCCGGTCACCTTCTGCACATAGGCTACCACTTGGCTGTATTTAGCCCCTTCGGGTAGCTTGCCCCAATCAATCGCGCTGGCTTTACGACCTACAGTCTTTTCAGGTGCGCTTGATTCGATCCACGCCAGCCCTACTTGCGAATGCTTTAAGTGAACACACGGCTGGACGTTAGACGCTATAAAATCGCTCGCAGTGCGGTTAGGACGCAACCCAGACCGCTTTCCGCGCTTGGTCACCTCTAGCTTGTAGGTGTAGGTGCCTTCCTCATCCTGACCGCAAGGAGCTAGGGTTAATACGCTCCGCGCCCAGTTCGTCAGCTCAGACGATCCGAATCCGCTGTAGGCTTTATCGTGGCCTTGGTAACCGCTGCCGTCCCGCGTCGGCTTAGGCGTGTGGTGCATCAGCATCCATGCAAACCCACCGGCTAGAGCCAAAGGGTTAAGCAAATTGCGCAGGAATCCGCCGGCCGTCTCTTGACTGGATAAGTCGCCACCGATAAACGCCAGCAACGGATCCACCCAGGCTAAATGCGGTTTATGTCTCTCTGCTAATCTGCGCATTCGATCGACAAACCGTTCGCCCGTAGAGGTGCAATCACGCACGATGACTATGTTTTCTTTAACCATCTTCAACTCCTCCGGTGTTAGATCTAAGGCTTTTAAAATACCCTGCAGCGCCTCGGCCACGTCGCCCTCGTCGTTCTCAGCTTGGACGATCAGCGACTTAAGCGGCTTGCCATGTGGCGATATGCCAAACAGATCACGACCGCACGCCCAAGTAATCGCGGCCTGTAAGCACAGCACGCTCTTACCCAGCCCGCTACTGCCCACCCACAGCGCCGATCCGCCACGGCAGATCCACCGCTTGCCTAGCAGCTGCGTCGGATCGCAATCCTCTTTAAAGTTAACTAGATCCTCCCACTTGTACGGCTCAGGCAAATCGCCATACATCGTGCGCTCCTGCCACTCAATGTAGGTCAGCGTCGGCGCACCACACTCGACCAACTCCTGCTGCTGGCCGGTGGCGGTACGCATGGCCCCTGGCAACCGGGACAACCGGCCGGCGTCTTTGTTGGCGGAGTCAGGCTTTGAGTGCTCGAGGTGCTTGTAAATAAAATCTACACGTTCGGCAAACTCCTTGGCATTAGCCGCCCTTACGTCCACCCACGCATGCAGGCTCCGAGCACCGCTCTTAATGATCGACGACGTAGGCAACCCGCTGCGCTTAATAATGGCCCACTGCTCTTGCAGCGTGCTTTCATCAAACTCAATTAAGCAGTGGCGAAACTTGGTAATCGACTCGGCTTTGCGGTTTTTACCGTTGTTCGCGTTAATCGACACGTAGACTCCAACGGCATCGCCTTGCCACGTTGCCAACCCATCTCCCTTGAACAGCTCTAGCCATTCCTCGCGGGTGCGAGTCTCGCCCGCACCGTCCGGCCGCTCGCGATCGCCGTCTTTAATCGATCGGCAGATATTGATACTATCACCTACGTCGAAGCAGGTGGTTAGGAACTTATCGACCGGCCCGCTCTCCACGCTAATCGGCATCGGTGGCACCGGCAGATCCTCCCGCACGATCGCTCCCTGCTTGTAGGTATACTTGGCTTTCGGCCGCCACGGATCGCGGGCTGGTTTGCTGTAAGCGGATTTTACGGCCGCCACGCATTCGTTCTGCGTTAGCCCATTCTTAAAGCCCCAGATCTCTGCCTCTGACTCCGCATCAAACTGCGACAACCCCTGATCACGGAATTGCAGCGCCATGCGGAACAGTTGCGTGTTGCGCTCACCTTCCGGCGCCCCGTTGTGGTAAACGGCCTCGGTGGCTGGGGGCAGTGCAATCATTTTTTGGCAAACCCTTCCAGCGCCTTGACGATGACATACTCGATCACCGCTTCGGAGTCTTTCTTTAACTGCTTCAGCCCAAATGCATGCAGAGCTTTAGCGGTCTTGCCGTCATAGGTTACGTCGACCAGAATCTGCTTGGGCGCAGGCCGTGATTTACCAAAAGTAATTTTACCCAGATCTTTCATTTGCGTTTTCTCCTTTTGTGGGGTTTGACTTCTTTCCAGACGTTAAAGTCCTTGTCGCACTCAACCGACCAGAGCATCAGTTTCTGATAAAGCGATCCGGCTAAGCCCCAGCGGCACAAAGTCCTGCTAACCAGATCTCCTAACCAGTATAGAAGCCACGACAACGCCCTCATTTTTTTGCCTCCATCGCTTTTGCCTGATAACCCTCTGCACGTTTTAGTAATTCTTTAATCACCAAGTGTCCTAGTTCAAAACATTCCAACGCCTTTTGGAGTTTCCAGTGCATTCCGATAGACATGGCTGGGTCTTTCATAATATCTCGCAACCTAGCGATGCCTCGCTTTTGTACGTCGTCTGTGCAGCGAATGCGTTTTACCGACATATTACCACTGCCCCATTCCCCAGCGCATGCGATTGGCGCGGGCCTCTCGCACGCAGTTGGCGTACTGCTCTGGCGTGTAAGTACCGATTACGCGGGCATCAAAGAAAGTGATGAGTTGCGAAAGGGTCATCCTAAATTTCTGGCACACGCAATCGCCGCCTCTGTCGCCTCTTGTTCTGATTGTGCGTCTACTTCCAAGACGCCAATCCTTTTGCCCGGCAACCCACACGATATTATGCTTGTCCAATGATATAGGTCGTTATCAAACCAAGTATGTACGTTTGCCCAATCGTCACCGTGTGGAGCGTTTTCGCCTAATCGCGGATCCCATTTATTAGGATCGTTAGTAAAAAAATATCCTTTTACAGTTTTCACAACACCGCCTCCGGCAGCGGCCCCGTGATCTTCCACACGTAATTGCTGCGGTCGTATTCCAGCGGGTAGCCAAAAAAGTCCCGCAACAGATCCATGTCCCGGCTGACGGTCTTGTAAGAACACTCAAGCTCAGCGCCCAGCTTGCCGTGGCTAGGTAGGCACAGGTCGTGCCTCAGCTTGGTGGCAATCACGCCCAGGCGCCGCAACGTTGGCCTGGTATCTCCGTTCCTTAAAGCCCGCTTGCGCCGGCTCATGATCGTGGCCTTGGCCGTTCTCACCTGCTCACCTCCACCATCGCCACCTTCGGCAACCGCATCGCGTTAAACTGCTTCTCACTTGCGGCAAACACGTCCACGACGGGCAACTCCCCGCCGCTTGCCTTTTTGCTTTTAACGGCTGTACCCGTATCCACGGCCACCCACTCCCGCTTTCCGTTTAGGATGCGGATCTTGCTCCACAGCGGAATGATGTCCGGATCGACGGCGCAGTGACGGCCAGCCCGCAGGCGTGTGCCAGTGCTCGACTGATAGCGGCTGCTCCACTCATCCTCACCCGGCCAGTATCCAGTAATCCGCACCTTAATTTTCTTAACGTCGATCTTCTTAGCGATCGGGCGCAAGTCGATCAGTGCGTTGCCTAGCTTTGTTGTTGTGAATCCCAATAAGGCGATGAACGAAAGCAGCATCCTCATAGCCCGCTCCTTATCCGATCGATCAGATCGTTCTCGCGTGCCTCGCTAGCCGCCAGCGCTGCCTTGGCCTCCGCTAACTGCCGGGCAAGCGATCGCACGCGGTTAAGCAACTGGTCGTGGGTGGTTTCGTCTGGCAGTACCTCAATCATTCTGCACCTCACGCGGGTCGTACTTTTTCAGCCAGCGCCACACCTTGCAGATGGACGTAAACGCATCGAACGCCTGGGCAACTTGCTCGGCGGTATAGCGAATCTCCTGCAACTGGCCGGTGACTGGATCGATCAGAATGTTGCGGCAAGCCATTCCCTCGTCCGTGAATGCGTACGCGTATGCACTAAGTTGCAAAAGATCAGTTTCATAGCCCGATGCTTTTGAGATTCCCTTTGCGTCTTTCTTAAATTTCCTTGTCTTAAAATCAATGACCTCCATCTCACCGTGGATCTGGGCGATTAAATCCACTCGGCCTGCGTAGCCTTCGGCCTCATTGACTAAGACGGACTCGCTTTCATGCACTTTAGTCACGCAACACTCACGCCATTCCTTTAAACCCGCATAGTGCTCCTCGTAGCCTTTCACTAGCTCGCCCGGCTCCTCTCCATTGATTATGATTTCAGCCAAGGAATGCACGTGAGTCCCGCGAAGCGCAGCGGCCTCCACTTCCTTTCTGCTGTCTAATACCACCCGCTTGGCAAAGTCGCCGTCTGCCTCGCCATCGTTCCGCGGTAACGACAAAGCGGATAGAATCGCCTGCTCCTCTTTCCAGTTCATTAGCCCCTGTTTACTGGGGCCAGCCGCTCCGAGGATTGTGGTCACGGACGGAAACGCCCCCACCTTGCGGGCGGATCGCAGATCTCCGTGGCACGACTCACCCGACGCCAAGTAGTAGTGCGCCGATTCCGTTTTAGCGGTGACGATGATCGGCGCCATCAGTTCCACCTGCCGATTGCGTGCATGAGTTGCAGGCCCAGCGCGACGGCTACCAGCGGCAGCATTATTTGAATTACGATTGATAGGATTTCCATAAAATCTTTCTGGCCAGGGTGGGGATTGCCCACCCCAGCCAAATGGCTAGAACGG